TGAGAAATCAATGATATCTGGGAACCGCACGGAGTAAATACCCGTGCTTAAACCCATTTTGGTGTTCTTTTGGAAAAGAAGAACGCTATCGTGAGTTTGAGGAACTCAAGATATTGATACGCTGGTTGGGTCCCCGTGAGGGGGTAGTCCAATCGCAGAGTGTATCGAAACTTTGGGAATACTATTAGTGTTCAGGATCACTGTAATGGTGAGTCTGACTAATAGGATCTGATAGCGAGGTCTATACCTGACTCCCCCTTTTATTAGGGAACAGGGTAGACTTTTCATATTAGGTATAATGCCCTAACAGGTTTCGCTTGACCGAAGGTATAGCCAACTGTGCTTTAGATGCACAATAAGAGGGGTTGTTATCCCCAATCTGAGTATAGCGAAAGCTAACTCATATTGACTTTACCAAACGATAGCCAAAAACTATTAAGAAATAATTATTATGAAAAACAACAAATACAAAAATTTGGACTATTTTTCTCTAATTAAATCTTTTAGTGATTATACCGAATCTGAGAAGTTGGTGTCGCTAAACAATTCTTTTGAATTGTTAGCATTGATAAGAAAGCTCGGGTGGCGTTTAGTCGCTACCTGTGCTTTTAAATCAGTGAACCTCTCTAATAGATCAAGACAAGTGTACAATTTCGGTAAATATATCCTCCGGATGCGTAAGCATCATGGGGTTACATTTACTGTGAGCTACTTAAAAGCATCTCAGCTGGCTGTGCAGAAAAGGATTGGTAAAGATAAGATTGAATCTCTTCGAGATTTAGTCCCAGATTTGCCTCTCCCTCGTCTGTCTAGTAGTGGTTTACCTCGGTTTATACCACTACAAGATCGCCGAGCGATTTGTTCGGGATCAGTACCAGTAATTAGATGATGGCTAACGCTATTTTCTATTTACCGTGTACTTGATGCTCCCGACAAATTGAAATTGAACACTATAACAGATTCGTTTTCTGGATCTCAAGCTTTTTTGAACGAGGTTTCAGCGAAATTACAAGTTTTAGCTTATAGTTTCAAGAAACGTGGTCCACAGAAGCTTGCAGAAGCGGAACTGTTATGGTTAAAAACTGCATCTCCTTCAATGCGTTCTTCTTGGACAGGAATAATTGTAGATCTTTTCGTAATGAAAGATTTAGGATTACTTCCTGCCCTTGAATTCTTTATCAAGAATCATTCTTCCTATAATCTCGGTCGGTTATTTAGAACCGTCATGAAATTAAGTAAGGTGATTCCTCTAAATGAGCTCCTTCAAGTCTACCCTGTAAAGAGTGGATTTGATGGGACCTATTTAGGACAATTGTCGACAAAGAAAGAAGCAGCAGGGAAAGTTCGAGTTTTCGCTCTTGTAGATGTCTGAACGCAATCTGTGTTAAAACCTCTGCATCAGTGGTTATTTGACTTTCTGTCAACATTGCCGAATGACGGAACTTTTGACCAACATGCATCTGTAAAAAGATGTATGTTAAAAGTTAAAAGTTCAGGTTGTTCCTATGGGTATGATTTATCTGCTGCCACTGATCGCCTACCAATTAAATTACAATTATCCATTCTAGAAGTCTTTTTTGGGAAAGATTTCGCGAATGCATGATATCACTTATTGGTTGGAAGGGAATACGTTTTGGATAGCAAACAGTATGGAACGGCAAAAGTAAAGTACTCTGTAGGGCAACCTATGGGGGCTTTATCTAGTTGGGCTATGCTGGCTGTGACTCATCATCTAATTGTTCAACTCTGTGCTCAACAATCGGGTAAATCTTTACCTGGTTCTTGATACGATAATTATGAACTGTTAGGAGATGACATAATCCTCTT